CAATAGATTCACTCGGATTAAAATATTCTAACTCAGGATATAACGTAACTTTATCAGAACCAAATATTTTATTACCTGTATATCTAACCGCCTCAATTCTACCTTCTGTTGTTTGTAAATTACATTTGTAACCGGACTTACGTCTAATTACACCACTTCTTTTAATTGCATCTCCATTATCATCTGTAATCGTGGAAGCTAAAATCAATGATATTGGTTCAATTTTAATTCCCTTATCTAATAAGTCAAAATCGGTTCTTGTTATACCAATCTGACATAAATCCATATTACCCCAAAACGGATAAACCTCAACTGTTTTTTGAAAATTAACAATTTGTGGTAAACCATCCATGTCTGAACCCGATTTGAAATTGTAGTACCTATCAAATTGGTCAATACCAACTCCCTTTTTAATAAAGTCATATGGTCTTAAAGAAAAACATCCAATGTCAGATAAATCAATATCAACATTTATTGTTTGTTGACCTAAAGGAACCCCCCAAATCATGAAATCACCCGATTCATTAGTCTTAACGGTATATGTGTAATAACTTTCATATACCTCCAAGTATTCCTCTCTTGTTAAAATATCAGTTTGGTCGGGAAATGTACCGGTTGGTACGTGTCCACCATGTTGTTTTCTTGCCGGTAATAAATTGTATCGATAGTTATTTTCGTCTTTTTCTGATATTGATGTGTATGGGTATAATGCAGATATAACCGGGTCATCCGAATGTATAGTTAATTGAGGTACAAAAATCGATACTTTAGCGTTTGGGATACCAAACCCGTCATTTGCGGTTACCCTACCACAAACAACCCCATAATCAGCACAAAGTGATGTATAGACGTCTTGTTGACTGAATTTTAAAGACAAAATTTCAAGCAAATCGTAATCTTGTTTGATTTCGACTGTGACTCTTTGGTCTTTACCTATATTTGTTGAGATTCTATGTTTCTGCATGGTTCTTATAATAAATAGAAACTATCCGATTTTCTATTATTATACAGAAAAAACATTTTAATATGTAGTCGTTCCTAATGTTTTAGTTCTAACTTTTATATCAATATTTGGAAATCTAATTTGAAATATTTGATTTGATTTCATAAAAATGGTCATATCTGATTGTAAAATTTCTTTTGTCAAAGTATCACTATATGCTTGAGCCACTTCAGTTGAAGAATATTGACCACCAATTTTATTAAAAACACGAACATCAATTACGTTAGTTACTCCACCAACGTTACCAATTTCTCTTTTTAAATCTCCCACAAACAATGGGTCTCCCATTTTTCTTTTTTCAATAGCAAAGAAACTTGTTGTATTTTGAATAACCGTTCTAACAATATCAGTTGGGTTTTCGTTTTTATCAATATGTAAATCAATCTCTAAACCAAAGTCGATAACCTCTCCACTTGCAATGTCTATATAATCATTTATCATTCTATATTCAGAAAGATAATTTATGATGTTATTCTTCAATGTGTTAGAAACTGTGTCAGTCAAATTACCCAAATCATCATATGACAGTAATTTAATTCTAACTTTATTATCTTCTTCCATCACATTAACTTTAGCCGGTGCACCAAATGTAGATGGCATTGTCTCAATTAATGATTTATAATCATTTAATGTTACCGCTCTATTTTGTGCCGCAAAATTATATGCAACCATGTTTCTAATTTCTTCTATTGTTGGTTGATCTGCACCACCAATAGCGGGAGTTACATTGGATACTCTTAATGAACTAACTACTTGACTATTAACAGTTCCGTTTGGACCGTTTACGTTAAATTCAACATCATCCACACTATTAATAACATTCACACCTAAGTTTGAACTTTTTCCACCACCGATTCTGTACTTAACAAATAATGTGGTACCGGCTTTTGGTATTGACCCCAAAGACATGTTATTCAAATAACTTGCTAAGTTTACTTTAAGTGAACCATTCATGTAATTGTCTAAATTATCTAATGGGTCCACATTTCCTGAACCAAATGTCAATGAATAATAACCTTCAGGGGTATGTTCCGTATAAAATTTATTAACAACATCAATATATTTTCCCGCCTTAAAATTATCTTTATCAGATACCGCAGTTGGGTCGGGTATGAAAACTTTATCTTGTATTAAAGACTTAACTTCATACCATTTATTTGTTATCGTAGTAAATTCACTTGATGTTGGATTTGCATTAAAACTTGTACCATCCTTATGAATAACCGAAGTAACTCCTAAAACATTTTGTTCAGGTAAATAAAGTCTTAAAAAAGGTTTTTGGTCTAATTCTGTAATAACCCTTCTGTATATTCTTGAGACCCCATTAACGACAGGTTCTCTTTTAGTTATGGTATATGATACCAATGTGTTATTGCTGTCAAAATTTGGTATTTTTAATCGATTTGGTTCACCTTTGTCATTAAAAGGGCTTGAGAAATCAATATCAGTAATAGATTCAAATATTTGACCCGCACCTGAAACTTGAGCGCCAATTCTAATTGTACCCAAATATCTTTCATCTTCCTTATCTCCCCTAACAGGAACATTTATTGAGAAATCAGCTAAAGATACTGATGGTCTATTACCCGGTATCTTAATACCATATGTTTTTGCAATATGAAATAACGATTGTCTTTGTTGTGCAAAGTCCAACATAGTTTCTTGCCAAACTCTGTCAATATGAAAATGTAAATTATCCGCAACCGCAGCATTCAAATCCAATAATACCGAAAATATGGATGCGTCGTTTGTGTTCTTGATTAAATCAGGATAGTATTCGGTAGTTAGGTTTACTAACTCTTGTCTTAATCCAGCGAAATCTCTGGTTGCGTATGATATTTTTTTAGCCATTTTATATGTTTAATATTATAAAGTCCGAAGATGAAAAAGCTCCGTTATTAACTGTGTAGTTTATTTTAACCACCGCAGTGTATGGTTTAGTTGCATTGTCACTTACTCTAAAAAGTCTTTCATCTTCATTTTCTGTAAATGTCGTTGTGTGGTCAGGGTCATCTTCCGCTGACATAACCAAAATTGAATTGATATCTAAATTCGGTATATACTTTTTTACAGATTCCCTAATTTCATCTTCAATTAAATTAAAGGTCACACTATCGTTTTGGTCAAAAATATATTGATATAATCTAGTTCCAAAATCAGGTAGATAATACCTACTTCCCTTTTTTGTCAATAAAAGATGAATTAGATTTGCTCTAATTTCCCTTTCAGGACTACTAGTCATTTTTATAAACTTACCTTGAAGACTATCCCTAAATGGGAAATCTATACCATATGTTACTGCCATTACAATAAATATAAACAATACTAAAATGGTAATAAATAAAAAATCCAACCTAAGTTGGATTTAATATACTATTTCAATAATCACACAATTATCTTAAGAACCACACCCATCACAATCAAATGGAGAATCTGTTGGTTTTATGGTTGTCATTTCCATTTCCGGAGTTTCTTCGCTTATTAATGTGTTATTTGTTGGGGTTGATAAGAACACCGCAGCTTGTTGACCAGGATTTTGTTCTACGGGTTTTGAACTTGACATGTCAATACCCAATCCTTTTAACGCGTCCACCGCAGCTCTCGTTCTTAAATAATACATACCCGTTTTCAATCCTAATTTCCAACCAAATAAATGGGCTGCCAATAATTTGGGTTTGGTTGCGTTATCAATAAATAAATTTAAAGATTGAGATTGATCAATAAAGACACTTCTATTTGCCGCCATTTGTAGAATTCTCTTTTGTGACATTTCCCAAACCGTTTTATATCTTTCTTTGAGTTCAGTAGGTATTTCAGGAATATTTTGAACTGAACCATTTTCCATGATTAGTTTATTTTTTAAGTTATCATTCCAAACATTCAATTTAATTAATTCTTTAACTAAATGTTTGTTGATAACAATAAACTCACCACCTAATGTTCTACGAGAATAAAGGTTAGTTGTGAATGGTTCAAACGCCTCATTATTTCCTAAAATCTGTGCAGTAGATGCTGTTGGCATCGGAGCAACTAATAATGAATTTCTGACACCTTTAGATTTAATTTCTTTTCTTAAAAATTTCCAATCCCAACGACCTGACAAATCTGAATCTTTTTTACCCCACATTTCATATTGGAAAATACCTTTTTCAATAGGTGAACCAACTATGGATTCATACGGTCCAAATTCTATTGCCAAATCTTTAGATGATGTTAATGCTGCAAAATAAATTGTTTCAAAAATATCCGTCTGTAATGTATCTGACAATTCACTTTCAAATGGTAATCCCAATAAACAAAAAACATCAGCTAAACCTTGAACCCCTAAACCAACAGGTCGATGTTTGAAATTTGAACGTTTTGTTTCTTCGGTTGGATAAAAATTTAAATCGATTACGTTATTCAAGTTTTTTACAACTTGGTAGGTATATTCATATAACATTTGATGATTAAATTCACCGTTAATGATATACTTAGGCAATGCGATTGATGCCAAATTACAAACAGCTTGTTCTGTTGGTGAAGAGTATTCAATAATTTCGGTACATAAATTTGAAGATTTAATTGTACCTAAGTTTTTTTGATTTGATTTATAGTTTGCCGGGTCCTTATATAACATATAAGGTGTTCCCGTTTCAATTTGAGAAGTTAAAATTGCATCCATTAATTTTCTCGCCTTAATTACTTTTCTTGCCTTTCCTTCCTTTTCATATGATTCATATAACTTAGTGAATTTTTTTTCTTCAGGTGTGTCATATACGTCAGATAAACCAGGAGCTTCGTCTGGTGAAAATAAAGACCAATCACCATCTTGTTCAACACGTTGCATAAATAAATCGGGTGTCCACATTGCTAAGAACAAATCTCTTGCTCTCATTTCTTCTTTACCCGTATTTTTTCTTAAATCAATAAATTCAAAAACGTCCGCGTGCCATGGTTCAAGATAAACCGCAAACGAACCTTTACGTTTACCACCTTGATTAATCCAACGAGCAACTTCATTATATGTTTTCATCATTGGTACAATACCATCAGATTCTCCGCCAGTTCCTTTAATATAAGCTCCTTTAGCACGAACATCATGTACGTGTAATCCAATACCACCAGCCCACTTAGAAATGTTTGCAACGTCTTTAATAGTATCAAATAATCCGTTAATATCATCTCCTTTATTACCAATTAAGAAACAAGATGACATTTGTGGTCTCTTTGTGCCGGCATTAAACAGCGTTGGAGTCGCATGAGTGTAATAGTGCTGGGATAAGTCATCATAGATTCTTAATGCCATTTGAACATCACCCTTACATATTCCAACGGCAACTCTCATATACATATATTGTGGTCTCTCAACAACTCGTCCACCAATTTTTAAAAGATATGAACGTTCTAATGTTTTAAAACCAAAATAATCAAAATCTAAATCTCTCTCTTGATGAATTGCTCCATCAAGTGATTCTTTATTGCTCATTACAAACTCATAAACCTCATTTGATATTAATGACGATTCTTTTCCTGTTTTTGGTTCAGTAAAAGAATACAACTCTTTAATACATTGTGAGAATTTCTTTGGTGTTGTTTTATGTAAATTAGAAACCGCCAATCTACCAGATAATTTAGCATAATCTGGATGTGTTGTTGTCATCGATGCTGCAGTCTCTGCCGCTAATACGTCTAACTCTGTTGTTGTAATCCCGTCGTATATGCCTTGTGTTACTTTTAATGTGACATATGTTGGGTCAATATATTCTAAATTTAAATCACTACAAAATACACTAATTCTTCTCGTTATTTTGTCATACCTCATTTCCTCCAAGGATCCATCTCTTTTTTTTACTTTCATCTTCTT